AAAACTATTTATGAAGCCCTATACGATCTTCGAGATTTTTACAACTCTGATGGAGATATCGGGATGTCAGCCAACCTATTTATGTTTGACAACGAGGATGTTAAACGAGTTAACTCCTCTTTAGAAGAGGTGGTTTCTGTTTTGAAGCTCAACGGAGTTGATCCGACTTCTACAAATAAATAGTTTTTCAGCGGCCTTGTCAGTGGTGCGGCAAGGCTATTTCTCCTTTGAAAATTTAACTATGTAGTCAACTCTTATCCCCATCTTTTTTAATTTCTTAATTTCCCTGAGTAGTGGCAGTAGGGATTTTCTCATTTCTTTTGTCATTTTTATTTACCTCTGTTGTTAGCTATTTATTTTAGCTTGGCTAATGATTCAACCAACTGTGCAATTTTTCTTGTACACGCACCCTTCGATAGTTGAGCCTTTATTTCATCAGCTAGCAGCTCTTGTATCTCGTTAACAATTCGAGCTTCCCTCCACTCATCAATACGACATTCTCGTACATCGTCTCCTCTATCGGTTCCTGTCATTTTAAGACTAACAATAGCTGCCCTTGATTTATTTATAATCAATACAGGTCTTCGCTTTACCTCGTCTGAGTCTTCAAATTTAACAAAAGCCCAATGAATCTCCCATTCTTTAATAGTCATATTCTTTAGGCAAAACTAGATACCCGTCATTATCCCTATGCCCTATTACCTCGCAATCCGATAAATCTAACTCTAAGGGTTCTAAAACATCATGCTTGCAGAAATACTCCCTTATTAGTTCGTTCGGTATGGCTACGTGTAGATTTCCGTTATAGCGTTGTGCCCATGGTCCCCCTGGTTTATGCGTCATGTCTCTTAACGTGCTTGCACTGTACCTGCCTTTATCAAGAGCTACATCGAGCATTACTTCTTTTTCTTCGTCAGTGTATTTAGATATATCAAAATCACCGCTAAAGTCCTTTATAGGATTATTTTTGTTTTCTTTAAATTCGCAATAAACCGAAGGGACTACTGGACCGTGTATCCATGCCTCTATACCTTCTGAGAATAAAGGTTTTCCGTTTGTTTTTAGGAACTGGCCTTGTGCATAATATGTAAGCTTATTAAGCTTCATATTTGTTAAATCGTTTTCTTCATCTTCTTTATCGCTTAATAGATAAATAAAGAAATTAGCAACATCTATAGCTTTTAACATATTGCATACCTCCTTCCTTTTTTATCAGTTAATTATATCATCAATTTTAAATTTCTTGCTATTGATTATTTCAATAGTTGCTTTTATAAAGCAAAAGATGCCACCATAGCGGAAGCATCTCTCAACCGCAATCAGTACGGTTCTCTCTGGCCTTTCCTAGACTTACAGCGCTGGCATTCCGCGAGCGTCTTATCGCTAGGTGCTATTAAGTTTATAGCCTCATCCGCCTGCTGATCAGTGCAGCGACTACTACTATAAACGCTATATAATAAAGGTCTGCTGTTGGCAATTTCTCGCCCCTAGCTACCGTTATTATCTTGCTACCGCCTGTGTGTGCTAGCTTGTAGGCGGCGCAGAACCACATATTCATGGGTATATGTGGGTAGAGCATCACACTGCCCAGTCCTAAATTAGACATAGAGCCCAAAGGTCATCTATGTACGTTCGATGGTGATTATATATTATATTTTTTCTTGTTTCAACTACGGCAAAGTATAAGGTGCAACACTAGGTGCAACATTTCGTATGTCAATTCGTGCCAAATTAGACCATTAGCCATATCGTTTGTTGCCTTTTGCTGAAATAAAAAAGCCTTATACATGCTTGAAATTACAGCATTTACAAGGCTTTTACTTTTGGAGCTGCTGGCGAGAATCGAACTCGCAACCACTTCAATTACGAGTTAATTCTAAATCGTGTATTTTTCAATACTTACATTGATTTTTGCAACACGTTTTATCAAAATCACTCTAATTCACATCCTCTTGGTTTTTTCGGTAGCATCTCTATCATTACCATTCTTTGCTTGATTCCGTTTTTTCCGCCTAATCCTTCGTATATTTCAAACCTTGATTTTAGGTTCTCGTATTCGTCTAGATATACAAAGCCTCGATTTATAACTACATCGCACATCGGTTCTAGGATATCGTGGAGAATCCACATCATGCCTTCTACAAGACATTCTCTCACACTGTCTTCTGCTTTTTGTTTCTTTATCAAGTACCTTATGTACCCTCCTAGCATACCGACAATAGCTCCGATAATCAAGTCAATAATTGTACCCATCGCAGAGTTGCATGCTGTTATCATCATTTGATATACACCTTACTTCCCTGGCGAGCGCAAATCCATCCTGATGGAATTCGCATCCAATCTCCTCGCATTTCTAAACAGGTTATCTGGGTACCTGCACGCAAGCAAGCTAGGCTTCCAGCGAGTGCGTGTCTCTTTCCGTCTGCGGTCAACTCGGAATATGCTCGCTGCCTATATCCTGTTCCTGGACCAGTTCTTACGCGCATATCAGAAATTAATTGATATGTTCTACCTACAGCATATGCACTCGTGTTACTAGGTGTATATGTAGGCGCTGATGTTGCTCCTGATTTCGTGAGATAGTCCATACAAACCCAGCCACCAGCTCCTACGGATCTACCCCAGTTGCCACTCATTTCTACAATTCGAAGCGGCGTGCCATTCGATAATGTAGTTATCCTAGCATAGTTTGTTCCAGGTCCTTTTCTTACATTAAGACCAACAGACGAATTAACATGATATAGCCCATAGTCTCCAGAGCTAGCGCTTTGCGGTGCTGTGCTTACTCCATCAAAATTCGGTCTCACAAACCCTCTTATATATCTGCCGTTGATAGGTACGCATCTATATCCCACAACGGACGCTGCACCCTTGTTTCCTTCAATAACGGTAATCATTCCGCCACCAACAGATACGACCACGCCTACATGGTCTGGTCCACCTACGTTATCGCCATATCCGGAATCCTGCCAATCATACAGGATTAGATCTCCAGGACTCGGAGTGTATGAATCGTTTTCAAGCCATATGCCCATCTGCTTAGCTTTAGAAACCATTGTTCCACAATTTGCGCTGACCGGGATTAGATTTCCAATTCCTAACTCGTATGCCCAAGCGGACACAGACGCAGCGCACCACGGTGCAACATAGTTCATTGGCCAGCCATCTGGTTTATGCTGGTTAAAAATATCGATAAGGCGGCGATGTTTAGCTGAACCTCTAACCGCTCCGAGATAACTAACTGCCGTCTGTACGAACTGCTGCCTTGTTGCCATTAGCCTTTCGCCTCGCTTTCCTCTTCATCCTCGTTATCTTCGCTTGTCTTTTCCTCGTTGATAACCTCTTCATTTGTATTTGCCTCTATGACAGGCTGTTTATTTACGTAGTTATCAACATGCTGTACGTATTCGTTTATTTTTTTAGCTTCCTTTAAGTAATCCAGCAACTCTTGTGATTGCTTCGCCTCTTCACTGTAGTTGTGATTGAAGTAATGATTCACCGCATACGATATCGCAAATGCAATTACATATGCTACCTTACCTATCACTGTGTCGCTAATTACTGGGACATTAACCCCAAATACCATTAGTACAGCGATTACACCTGTGATGATCATTGCAATACCATCTCTTAGCTTAGTTCTTTTGTTTTTATCCATATGTGCCTCCTACACTTTCTATAAATTCTACTTTAGTAATTTTAAAAGAAATGAGGCTGTCATTTCGACAGCCTCAAAATCTACCTTCTTTTCTTCTTCCTTTTATTCCTTGTAGCGTATTTATAGCTCCTTTTAATGACAGCATCTGCGGTATACTTGCGGTCTCCTGGATAGAGAGCTTCTATTTTCTGCGCATATACTCTTGCCGTTTCAATGTCTCCACGAGCAAGAGCCTTGTTGATATATGGATAGTAGCTATATCTTATGCTTTGTTTTGCACTATACAGCACCTCTTCACGCTGAAAATCGGTATTTGTTGGGTCTATGCGTTCTATCTTTGCGAGTTGTTTTTCAACCTTTAAGTTATTTTGAGCTTTTAAACCATCAATAACCCCTTTGAGATATTCCTTTCGTATCCACTCTTTCGATTTTTCCATAGCCACATCAGAGGTGTACTGCTCGCCTTGAACATTGATATTCATCTTGTTAAATTTGTTTGCAAACTTTTCAGCCTCTTCAACGTTACCTTTCATGAGGGCATTTTCAATCTTCTTCAATTGATCAGTCTTTACCTTATTAATACGCTGCTGCAAATACTCCTCTGCATCTAACATGCTATTTCTCGCTGCAAGACTCTTTGCAAGTTTTTCAGCCTCTTCATTCTTGCCTTTCTTGATAAAGTTATCCATTTCATCATTATGGTTTCTCTTAATGCGATTAATCGTTTCTTTATCGATTTTCTCTCTTGTGTATTCTTTATCGTTTTCAAGAATGTATTTAGCTGCCTTTTCTCTCGTTTCGCTATCGTACTTTTCGGAGTCGGTCGCAACGCTTTTAAAGTAGCCTTTATTACCCTTGTATGTTTTCTCGATTTTCGCGAAGTCCATCAGCAAATCTTGTTTTGTATTTTCACCGGTGAAAAAGTCGTGTATTGATGCTAAATATGTAAACGAGCCCTTTAAATCCCTATAAACTACGTCCACAGGAAGCCCAAAGAACACACCTGCAGCATTAGCAATCTTTTCAAGTTTTGTAACTAGACTATTTTTAGGATCTATACACGCCTTGTATGCGTCACTAATTTTTACAAATAGGGACATATCTAGTCTTGATGGTGTATATCCTTGTAGTGTCGACTGGATATCTTTCCCTACAGGTAGCATAGCTATAGGATTTAGTTCCCCAAATAGATTTCCGTCTGTATGGAGTTTGTTCTCTCCTAGAAGCGCATCGAGGAATCGTTCAACGATATTCTTGTCCTTTTTATCATCGTCCGCTATGTGTCTTATTGCAGCATCATAAAAAGATTTCATAACCGCCATTGCCGACGCCGACGATATAAACCAACCAAACTGTTTTGCGACTAGCTTTCTAGCTTCTGCTACATTGCCCTCGTCATACATCTGCTTTGCAATTTGCTGATTAGTAATGAACAGCGACAGCGTTTTAGTTGGCTCTGATAAGAATGCTGTTAACACTGATGATCCTACATCCTTTTGCCTCATTAGTTCGGACCTTGATAGTACAGAGTCAAATACCTGAGTTCTATACACAACTTCTCTAAACTGTTCGTTTACTGCTTGCCAGTATCCTTCGTCTCCTTCGTGGATGTTCATTGTGTCTTCAACTTTGAGCTTACAAGCACCCCAGATTTTACCCCATGTCATATTATCAAGGAAACCGTACATATCAAGTGTTACTTTCTCTAGTTTATTTTCCTTGTTAATCATAGCATTGGTAAGACTTGGTCCTACGTCTGTTGAATAGTAGCCTAGGTCTTTCCACACAGCGACACCTGAGTGTTGCTGCATCTCTTTTACCGCATCACGCGAATACTTGCTCCTAGCTAGATATTTTGGATTTATCACGGCGGACGCTCTAACGATTGACATAGGCTGCTGCATAGCTACTCTTCCGTTGGCTGCAATTGCAGCACGCTTTGCTGTTCCTATAATCTTGGTTGTGATAGGCATCTCACTTTTTGCGATATTGCCGTTTACATCCTTTAGGAATTTCTCTATGTATTCGTTGGCTTCTCTACCATATGCACGTTCGATTGCCTCTCTAACAGAGCCTTTAATTATGCCATCTTCTCCATACCCTCTATAGTTCCATACATTTTCTAGGTCTTGTAACGGCATAGATAGTGCCTGGTACGCACTCATAGCGCTTATATGATTTGATGCGACACTTAATACGTTATCTAGCACAACCGCATTCTTTGCTGATGGTTTTGTTTTCTTTGCAAATCCTGGATTGATAATTTTAGTTACCGCTGCCTCTTCAACATTAGCATCTACAGTTTCTCTTGCAATCTTGATAGGAAAATACTTTTCTTCTGTAAACTTGTTATATCCCCATACTTTCATGGATACTTCATTTCCCCAGTCAGATACCGTTGTATTAAGGTAATGCTGAATCATCTTTGCACACTTTATTTCTTCCGGAGATAAGCTCTTAACGATATTTATAATATCACTATCTTATACAACTCTCCGAACCAAC